AACATCAGACTTTCCTAACTTAGCGTCTTGCTCCGAGTGAGGGTCGTCAATAATGAATAGGTCGGCCCCACGACCAGCCAAGGCACCACCAACACCAATAGCAAAATACTCGCCATTAAAGTTTGTACCCCAACGGGACGCTGACTTAGAGTCTGCTTGTAGCGAGACATCTGGGAATATATCCTTGTACGAGTCCGAACCAACCAAATTTCTAACTCTACGACCAAAGTTGACAGCCAAATCTGCAGTGTGCGAAGCCATGATGACCTTTTTTGCAGGGTGTCTTCCCAAAAACCACGCAGGAGCGAGATAAGATATAAGCTCACTCTTCCCATGACGAGGTGCAATATTAACAATAACCCTTTTACGCTTTCCTTCAGCGATTTCTTCAAATAATTTAGCAAGTTTTGCATGATGTGCTCCTACTTTGTAGTCTGGATAGACGTGTTTAATAAATTCTAAAAAAGTTTTACCACCAGCTTCTTTAACAAGCTCTTTTTTGTAGTCTAATAGTAATTTTAAGTTGCGTTGTCTCTCTGTTTCGCTCATCTGAGGGAGTGCTTGTTCTAATAACTCTAAATCTTTAGGGCTAATCATCATCTACCTCAATGTCTTCTACTTCAACCACTTCTTTAGTGTGAATAACTTTGCCTTTTAGTTCATTAATAGTAGCTAATAGTTCTTTCTCTAGCTCATCACCTGACTTAGTTATGTGAGTTACCTCAGTTTTTCTTTTAAATGCGTCAACTCCGTCTATTTCACCTACAGCCTTGAATGCGGCAATACGTTCTCGTGATGATTTTGCTAGAGTTGCTTCTTGTAGTAGACCATTTAGTACAGTAAGCTTTATATCCGCTAGGTCTTTAGCTACCATGTGGCTAGTTTGTGCCACCATACCAGCAAGATAGGCTATCGTTTCATTAGGGTAAGTACCAAAATCTGGTTTTAACTCAGGGTTTACCATCATTTGTTTAGCAACTTCTTCTGCTTCTTCCATATTATCTTGTGAGGGTTCTATCGTTTCACCCGCTAAGTCTGATATAAGCTTAACGGTATTAGACCTCATACTGAGTTCTTGTTCGGGAGACATGTCGGGTAAGGCCTCACGGGCATTCTTAGGCAATTCAATATTGTCTTCAATATGAGGTATAATAACTGGATGTTCAGAATTATCTTGCATGTGTCGCTGTTTACACCTATGTACATTAATTGCAGCTTACTTTACTTACTGCGAGTATAATATATAATATAAGTGTTGACAACAAAATACTATGAGGATTTATTATGAGAATGGACATAAATAAAGAAGGTGTTCTATATTTAGATTTATTTGATATAGAGACCCAAGAAGACGAGCATAAGTTTATCTACTATTACTTAGGCTTATCTTATGATACTAAGAAAAAATTTGAGAATGCATATTATAATTTATACATCAAAGGACTCTTAGCTGAACCAGAAGCACAAATTATTCACACTGATATAAACAACATAACTCACATTGAAGTACACCCTAAAGATATACTAAAAAATATAAGTATGATAAAGCGTATATTAGCAGGAGATGTTGTAGACAAACCTGAGCCTGAGCCTGAGTCTAAGCCTCATCTGGTTGTCGTAGAAGATGAAAACGAATAAACCAAATTACCCTTTATTTATTGTAGTCTGGAAAGACCACACAGGGAATGCTTCTTGGCAAAGTGTAGAAGAGATAACCAAAGAAAAACATATACTAGCCTACAGTATTGGCTACCTACTGCATCAAGATAAAGAGTGCGTAAAATTATGCAACACCTACACTTCCGATGGCGGCTGGGGTGGGCTGGACTTAATACTAAAATCTTGTATAGTAGAAATGTACGAACTGGAGATTATAGAATAACCCCTATGTAATGACTCCTAAATAAAACTCATCCTCGAGTTGTCGTCATTACCTTTTCCCTAGCCTGGTGTTAGGGATTTTTTTGTCTATAGTTTATGTGGCATCACTCCACGATAGTATAACCTTCTATACTGTCCGTTAATCTTACGGTGTGGGTGGGCTGCCATTATCTTTGCAATCAAATACATGTTGCCTCCTGTGTTGAAACTTAGGTAAGCTTTTTTCCCATGCTTTATGGCTTCAACCAGTATACCTTGGTTTTTGAAAATTTTGCAGAAAATTTTTTTGATTTGCCTTTTTAATTCATAAGGGGGCTACTTTACATATAACGAGGGTAGGTCTTTGGCTTTACATATTTTGCCTATTATTTATGTCCATTTCAGTGTAGTAGAGACTGTGTGCGGACAAAAAAATTTTGCTGGGTTGGGTCTGGGTGGGCTCAAAATAACCAGTTTTTTAAGATATCGTCGTCAATTTACGACGGGAATTTCTTAATAAAATCAATAACTTACAACTAAATGTATTTAAAACTTTACATATACAACTATAAGCGTATAATAGGGGATATGGTTAGCAACATTATACAACCATAAACCGTACATACTTATATATGATGTACACAACTAAAACTTCGTCGTGAGATGACGACGACAACAATAGGAAAATACTATGAGTACAGTAAGAAAAGCAATATCCGATATATTATCGGCGGAAAATAAACAGCAAGAAATTGCTATGAGTGTTACAAGTGCAGTAAGAAAGCTAAATACTTTAATGCCGAAATGGCACGAAAAGACTTTGCATAAGCATTCTAAGGGTAACAAGGAAAGTGTGTCATTTTATAATGATGTAACTAAATTGTTAGCGGTTGAATGGGCAAATAAAGATGAACATATGTCCAAATTCGGTAAACAGAAAATCGGTGATACTGAGGTTGACTTGACGATTACTAAGGTATTATGGGACGAAAAAAAATGGAAAACTCAACCGAATGGAGCGGAAATATATTCGGCTATAATGTCCGACAAAGTAGGATTTTCAGGTGTTCGTCGTGAGTTATTCAAGTTTATTGGCGGTCGTTTTAAAACTTGGACTAAACTTGCGGTTGACCCTGCAAAGCCGTCGTCAGTTGACGACGAAAAATCTTTTGAATTGCAAACTGAAATTAATCTTATTGCACAACATAAGAGAATTGAGAATGCTAAGAAGAAAGGTACGATTGACAAGGATTATGCTCTTTTAATGTTAGCTGATATCAATAAAGCTATTGAGACTAACAAAAAGTTCATTAAGTAATTAGGACTTGACAAGGAAGTCTTTTAGGGTGGTTAGAGAAATCTAATCACCCTTTTTTTTGGCTCAAATTTTGTCGCCAGTTCCGAATGTTCTAAGATAGTGAGAGCTTAGAAAGTGAGTTATATGTAAACTTAAGTTTATGTCAAGTTGTTTTTAGAATTAATAACCAGTTTTTTTATGTAACCAGTTTTCAAATCGGCTGTTTACTAAGATAGTGAGTTCAGTTCCTATTTTTTTATTTTAAGTTCTCTTCAGTTCCCATTTTAGTTCCCACTTAAGTATTTGATATGTAACACCAGTTCCGTAGTTCCTACTTTTTTTAGATAGTGAGTAACTTTTGGTTTTTCTGTGGTCAAGCCTCTTGTTTTCGCAGTGGGATTACTTGTTGCAAAAAGGTAATGTCCTATCAAAAAACTAGGAACTTAGGAACTGGAGAAAAAATAAGTAAAATAAACTAATATATAATATAATATAACTATAAGAATACTAAGAATTACAACCACTTAAGTTTACTTTACATAAGACAATAAGTCCAGTTCCAGTTCTATAAGTAAAGTTAACCCCTTTTGGAACCGAGAACCGTCGCCGACTGACGACGAACTATAATAAAAACAATAAGTTATGATTTTGGAATAACCAGTTTTTTGAATCCAAAAAGTACACTAAATCCCGTGAGGCTTCTCACTATGTTTTTCTATAAGTAAAGTTTCTACTATAATATGTACAGTAAGTGAGCTGGGGTTGAGATGGGAAAGCCCTCTAAGTATTTAGATAGCGACACTAAAGCCAATCGCATCTCAGACTGGCTCTCACTATGTATTTATCGCTGTGCGTTATGGACTACCATAGATACATTGATTAGGTTCAGCGTACCAAAAAATTCCCACTAAGTATTTAGATAGCGACACTAAAACACGAAATACAAAATGGCAGGATAAAACTTATATATCTATCGCTGTGCGTTATGGACTACCATAGAATAGCTAACCCCTCAAAATCCCCCTTAGCCGAGAGTTTTATATGATAGTGAGATTTAGATAGTGGCAATAACATAGACTGTCTACGCTGGGCAAAGAATTAAGTTTTATATGATAGTGAGATTTATATAATAATAAAATAGTCTATCTCCCCGTAGCACCCTGAGAGTTAACTTTCATACGATAGTGAGATTTAGATAGTGGCAATAACATAGAC